GCTTTTTTTACACGTGGTGACCTGGGAGCCTTTTCGACGGGTGTATAATCTTTTTTCAAATCAGCATGCTTTAGCGCTGCAGAGTACGTAATACCCTCCTTTGCCGCAAAAGCTTTGCAATGATCGAGCCATTTGTGAGGTCTCTTGCCTTCGGCTTTCATTTCAGGAGCGGCTTCTGCCTTGGCAACAAGAGGTTCTGCTTTGGCGGCAGCGGCTGCTTCCAAAATTCTTGCTTGGGCTTTTGCTTTTGCCTTTGAAGTTTTCTTTGCGTGAATTGCACCAGATTCAGGATTGCTAACTTCGTACCCATCAGCAGCTCCTGGTAATTTCTTGATTTGAGTTGGCATTCTTGTTTGGTGTTTTTTTTCTGTAATTATTGTCATTTCTCTGTAAATCGTTTTCTTGTTCTTCTTAAACACGATCCGCGCCGCGGGGAGATTCGGGGCTTTGTGGAGACGCAGACAATTCCCGTGCCGACTCACCACCACCCCGAGGTGACGCTTCACTCAACGCAATTTCTGCGCGCACTTCCGCTTCTGTATCACGTTCAATATTAATCAAGCCAAAACAGCATTTGACATTAGAGCATTTTGACTTTAACGAGTAGCGAATACATAATCCAAGCGCAGTTCCTGCTGCACCTATCAAAACAATAGTCACTGGATCTGACAAAGACATTGTTTTTTCTTTTTTTTTCTTTTTTTTTTTAAAATCTAAATTTCATTTAACTTTATTCTTTTTTTTTGTTTTCTACGTGGTAAGTGCGCACGATATACTCCAATTGAAGTCGACTGGTCCAGCAGCACCACCACCTGATATGCCGCTGTATGAGTTCAGGTATAATCTAGCGCCAGTATAATTCGGATAGGTACCGTAGTAGTCTGGATATGATGTGGCAAGTACTTCTCTTTGAAAACTATACGTACCCAACGTTGCAGTAAGAGTCATGACACGGAAAGTATGACCACCAGTTGCGTATAAGGTTATATCGTAAGCTCCATATCCGTATTGGTTCCATCCTGTACTCGTAAATGTTGGGCTTATGAAAAAATCACCCCCACCGCCCAGGCCGCCGTCATTGTAACCACAACCCGCGGTGATCAATGAAACAAATGTATTCAAATATGTTGTAGTGACTAGTTGCTTTGTATTCACGCCGATAACGGGTGCCTGGGTTCTAATTGTTGCTTGAAGAGTGGTGCTAACTGTCCCGGACTGCGCGTAAAAGTTGAAACCGGGATTCCCACCCCCATCGCCATTACATAACAGGTCCACTTCCCCTTCACCGCCACTTGCATTCCACCCAATCTGCAATCCGTTTAAAGGTGACGTCCCGACTGGTAGGGTGTAATTGCCGAGATTCATGACAACGCCCCGGCTAGACAGGATTTCTAAGAGGTTGCTGCCAGCTAAAGTTTGGATTTGATTAAAGTTGACGCCCTGATAGAGGCGGAGGGGATAATTGCGTACAAATAAATTACCAGTGACATCCATCTGCGGTGACCCTGGATTAAGAGATACGAACCCATTCACGTATGCGGGGTAATCTCCCGTTGTTGCTGACGAGATCATCATTAAATTGTAAGGCGCCACACTTGTTGTATTTGTGACGTGGATTGATGCTGACGGCACTACTGCGTTTGTAATTGCGCCCTGAACAAAGTGTGTGGTGGCGATATTGAGAGAGTCGTCGTTGAATGGCAGTGTTAGCGGATCAGGTGGTAATATCCCAATTAATGTGCTGGCAGTTGTTGAATTTTTATTATAAAAATTGAAACCCCCTGGGCCGAATTGTGAGGCGTTGACAAACTCAGTGCGCCCAAATCCAGTAGAATTCCATCCAACGACTAATCCGCGCGCGGTTGATGCTCCAGGAAGAACAAAACTCTGTCCTGGATCGAGTGCAATGCCAGTACCGAGCAGGGTTAAATAAAGCGTAGTGGGGTCAGTATAAATGGTGCTAAAATTCGCACCTTGAGCGAGTCGTAAGCTGCCGTTGATTATAAACGTTTGAGCTTGGGGAATTGCTTGAATTAAATTGCTTACAAATTGCGCGTAATTGCCTGTCGTATTACCTGTGATTAATGGTATGTAGTATGGCGTATTTGCACTTGTTGCTGTAAACGTTGTCGTCTGCGCGACTATAGGATAAGCGCCGATGGCTCCCAGAACCCAATGCGTTGTTGGGATGATTGTCGAGTCGTCGTTGAATGGGATTGAATATGGGTTGTATGGCAAATATCCTACGAGTGTAGTGCTTAGTGATGTAGATTGACAATAGAAACGAAACCCTCCACCACTACCTGTACCTCCTTGGTTTATAAAGTCTGTTTCGCCGTCAAATCCACCATTACCGTTCCAGCCGACATACAGGCCGCCAACACCGCTGGATACTCCAACGGGTAGTTGGTAATTGTTGCCGGGTTCCAAATGAATTCCATTACTGAAAGACTTTAACGTCAAGTACAAATTGGTAGGATTTGTAAAAATTAGGTTGTACGTCGTGCCTTGGTAAAAACGAATTTGTCCGTATAATGATAAAGCCTGAGTTCCTGGATTTACTGTCACGAAACTAGACACGAATTGCGGTTGTGCAGATGTGAAAGAATTACCGACGAGCGGCAAGAAATAATTCTGGTTTGCCGACGTTGCCGTGAATAAGGGGTCTGGCAATGCTGCTACAACCGTTTGCACCCACTGCGTTGTTGCTAAATAAACACTGTTATCATTTGTCGGTAAAAGCGTTAAAGGTATTCTCGCGTAGCGCACTGCTCCATTGGTGCTCGTTTGATTATAAAAACTGAAACCGCCCATCAACGTATTACTCGAATTGAGAAAAATGGTTTCGCCAGAGTTGCCGAGAGAAAGTGTAGTTGCATACGCGGAAGAGGTGCCAGAAGGAAGAGTAGTTACATTCGTTGTGAAGCGGACAGAATTTACACTGCCGGATGTATTCGCGCCGATTTGTATTTGAGTACCACTTAATAAAATTTGTGTGATGTTTGAATTCGAGGAGTTACGTAATTCCAAATAACCGCCGCTTTGAAGAACGACCCCTGTCTGCGCGCTAATGATGGGTACAACCATATTTACGTAGGAAGTGTTTTGCAAGTATGAAAATTCCATGAGTTCTGTGTTGATGCTACTGAAGTTTAGCCCCCACACTTGCAAACTGTCATCACAATTAAAGACAAGTGCCGTGCCGACTTGGTTCATGGTGCTCGTATAAAAATTCCCGACATTTTGGAATTCAAGTAAGTTGCCCTGAGCTAGTGTAACTGTAGCAAGATATTGCGTTGGGGAGTTGACTATAAAAATGTTATTCACCGTAAAATTATCTACAGTTAAATACGACTGGCCAGCGGCTGCTGATAGGGTCATGGTTCCTTGGCCGCCTAGTGAATCGGTCGCAATCCAAACAAATTCTCCATTTGGGGATGTATTCGTCATGACAAAATTGATACCGGCTTGAATGAGGCTTGTAAAGAAAGCACCTGTGCTATCGTATAGATATAATCCGAATCCGCCTAGCAGATTCACCACGTTGTTGAAAGAGTTTATTCCAAGAAACAAGTTTGCCAAGACTAAGCTGGCAAACCGAGTATAGACGTAGTAGACCGGATTGAAGATGGGCACCCCTCCATATCTTGGTGGCGGAAAAAAATTCGATGGGATTGACGTTGACATTTTTTTTCAAATTTATGAGTTTTAATTTATTTATAAACTATTGCTTTTAATCAAATTAAAAACTCAAAAATGAAAATTATAGTTTGTCAGTCCTGCGGGGCGGCCATACGCTCCTCATCTAAAATAAGTCATCTCAATACTAAGTTACACAAGAGCAGAATGCAAGAAAAAGAGAATGCAAAGCTTAAGGAAATTGAATCTGCAAAACAATTAAAAATATTTAACAAAGCATGTAGAAAGGCAGGATTAATCATGGAATTCGAAACCCCGAAAGAAGGATTTGACACGTTTGACGATCTACATGTAGATCCCGATGCGTTCAGAGATGATGAGGATGAAGCCATGCAAGAAGAATTAATTTTGCAACAAGCAGAAAAAAAATTGAAAAAAATTGAAAATACGATTCAAGAAAAAGAAGAAAAGTAACAAAAAACAAAACATACAAAAAATATGCCAAATTATCAAGACACTGTCATTTATAAAATAAGTTGTGCCGGTCAGGACTACGTAGGGCATACTACGAATTATAAAAGAAGATGCATCCAACACAAATCTGATTGCACATGTGAAACAAGTCAAAAATATAATTCGCCGTTATATAAACATATACGTGCAAATGGTGGGGTTGAATCGTGTGAATTTTTAATTTTAGAAAAGTATCCATGTAACACGGGAGAGGAAGCTCGATTACGCGAACAACATTGGTATAGAGAAGTCAATGCTGCATTAAATGTGGTAACACCTGGCCAGACTCAAGTTGATTATCGAGAAATAAATCGTGATATACTTCTTATTAAAAAGCATAATTATTATAATAAAAATCGCAAAAAAATATTACTAGAACAAAAAGAATATAGATCTACAAACGTTGAACATCGAAAACAATATCAATATGTTTACAAAGAAAAAAATCGCGAGGCTATCAATATGAAACAAAATCAAAAGTATTATCAAAATCACGATAAAAATAAAGCAGATAGAAGAGCGGCATACCATGCAAATAAAAAGCTCAAGGTTTCGTCTCTTCCACAAAAGGAGCAGCAGCTGGTTTCAAGTCCAAATCCGTAAAAGGTGTCCAATTCATACGTATTTTATATTTAGGTTCAAAGCTTTCGCAGTCTATAAGCATCCAATCTTTTTTTTGTTCAGTGGCGCGGTCGTAATACGCCTTCAACTCCTCCTTTGATAAGCCGTGAGAATGCTGTGACGCAATAGCTGTTAAATCTCTAGCAGAACCTAAACGCTTTATAAACAAAGCAGATAACTGCAGGCGAATCATGCGTGGCACTTCGTGAAAGATCTGTGTTATAAATATGAGACTCACTCCCATTTTGCGTGCGCGAATAAAATACTCGCACAGTGGTACCATCTCCCTTTTGGACGAGGTAATTTGATCATCGAGCACAAGGAGGGTTTGCATGGTTTTGTCTATCTTGTTCAAATCCGGCAATTTGCTTAGCGTACCTTCTATTACTTCAATGCCCTTGTCAGAGTACTCGTCATTTAGCCATTGATACAAGGGTTCATGTGCCATTCTTGTTAAAATAGTAATCTTTTCGAATGTTCCCGTAAATGCACGCATAATGCTAAGCAACGTTTGAGTTTTGCCGCTTCCCGATGACCCGCAAATAAGAATACGAAAAGGTAAGTTTAAATGATGCATTTCGTAACCAGGATTATGCGATTCGGTAATATATTTCTTGGGTATTTTTTTATACCATTCAATTTGCTCACCATCATCTTTTTTTTCTTCTTCCTTTTTTGCTTTTTTTGGCGGCATTTTTTTCTTAATAATTTTTTTTAGAAGAAGTTAAAACTTTGTTTTTATAACATTAATAATTAAAAAAAATAGAAATGTCCCGCTATGCTAGCCCAAATGGAAAATTTCGTTTTCAATCGCCATCAAAACAACCCCCTGTGATTCAGGTTGAAATAAAGAAGGCCGAACCTGCTCCCATACCACCACCACCGCCCCCACCACCTCCACCTCCACCAGCTCCTTTGCCAGTCTATGTTCCTATGTTGCCTCTTGAATCAATAAAGGAGATTGTTGTGCCGCAAAAAGTAGAAGACGCGAACGACAAATGGGAGAGGGCGATGAAGGTAGAGGCAAAGGGCGCAAATATCATTTTAGATACAAAGCCGACGGTATCTTTTAGCGAAGGAAAGCTAGTCAGGACTCGTCGTGTGTTTACAAAAGCGGTTGACTTGCAAGGCTCGGTTTTACAAGCACAAAAGCCTGCGTTCAGCTATGTTCGGTTTGGTACAATCTTTTTGCACAAGTTACAGCTACAAACGAAATCGACATTGAATTTCAAAAGGGGTGAAAGCTTGCTGGCATCGATCAAAGAGCTACCGCCAAAGCCAGTTTCTTGCTTGATGCAACAGTATGTACTGAACTTTCTGCAAACAGGCAAAATGGATTGGGATTCCTATTCTAAAATTAGCATCGACGAGAAACTGTTCTTTGAACATGGACTGCGAGTAGGAAATTTGTTGGACGTCCTAGAAAACAAGTTTACATCTAGTATGGAAAAAGATAATGAAACCATTGAGTTCGACGAGTTAAAGGCTCAATTTATGGATGGCGAGGACGACCCCGTGTTCCTGCGTAAATTCCGAAGACTTATCATTCGTTTCATTAATGACGGCCGTTTGACAAATTCCATTGGAACGAGTCTACTAATGCAAGTTTCTGCGCTATGAAGAAAAGAAATTTAAATATGTTTGCAAAAGTTTAATTAAAAAGAAAACGAAAAATGCGCACTATTATTTTAGGACAAAGCAACATAATTCCCAATACAGGCAATTCGCAATTTTTATATCGTTTCCCAACGAGTGCTCGTTTGGACCCCCGTCAGAAGTTGGCAGTGAGTAGCATTACTATGACGTACTCGACGTATAACATAACTGCGGCGAACGGGAACAACACTTATTCCTATGTGTGGTTTGACGGACTTGCGTATGCCGTAGTAATGCCGGATGGGTTCTATACCATTGACATGATTAACAGCTATTTGCAATTTACGTTTATCAACAATGGCCACTACATGATTGCGCCAAACGGAGAAAACGTCTACTTCGCGGTCATCACGGCAAACATTACAACTTTTACGGTTGAGGTTGTTGTTTTCCCATGCTCGTCCACGCTGTACCCAACAACAGGAGCATCTCCGTATGTCATCCCACCTGGCGCAGCGCCCGTGTGGACTCCTCCAGTTACTGCAATTGTGCCGCAGCTTATCATACTAGCGACAAATTTTAGAAACATTATTGGATATGCTGCTGGGAGTTATCCTGCGTTTCAATCTTACACGACGATCCAGGCTTTCCAATCTACATCTGTTCCGCAAATCTCGCCGTTGACGAGTTATGTGTTTCAGTGTTCACTAATTAACAACTTGTATAGTGTTCCGAATAGTTTGTTTTATTCGTTTACGCCTCAAGTGCCGTTTGGAACACAGATGGTTATTGAGCCCAAATTCCCGATTGCGGTGCCGATCTTTGAGGGCACTTACAGCACTTTTACACTGCAAATCACGGACCAGAACTTTAAACCGGTGACGATCATTGATCCGAATATGATTATTGTGCTAGGAATTACTGGGTGCGAGTCTCATGAAACGTCTTCGTTGGCTTAAAAATACGAAATAAATACAAAATGTATTTTTTTTTTAAAAGACGAAAAATGCGCATTCATCATTTACGATCTGGAAAAACGCAGATGCATGCAAGCGGTCAGAACATAGCAGTGGACACGTCGGAGCATTTGCCATCTGCGAAAGCGGCTTCAGCAGATCACATTCCTGAAATATTGAAATTGGAAAATATGAAGATACGCAAAGTCGCCCCAGAGATGGGAAAGGTAAAGATACAAAAGAAATACATTAATTTTTAAGAACGGCCTTAAAAAAGATATAAATACGAAATTTGAAATCGAAGCAAAAAAAAAAGAAAAAACAAAAATGGATAGCTTAGTCTTTGAAGAATCAGTCCATCACGAAGAGGAAGAGTCGCCGTTTGCCGATCGCCAATTTCTGTTCGTTTCAGATAACAACAATGCGTCTTACAGTTCGCAAATCCTGATGGATACTACCCCCCTTTCTACGTCAGGCGGTTATTGTGACTTTAAACAATCTTTCTTGGCCATTCCTCTTGTGCTGCAATTGGAGGCGCCAAACGCCCTCTTGACTACATCCGTGGCGTTGGATTGGGCAGTTGGCATGAAGTCGGGATACTGGAATATCATCCACGCGTTGACTGTAGAATTCAACAATGGAAATGTTGTCCAGAGTACTCCATACCTTAACATGTATGCATCATACAAAAACATGACCAGCTGGTCATTGGGAGACTTGAAAGACTGGGGAGCTGTAGTTGGTTTCGCTCCTGATGAGTCTGCGTCTTGGCTGTTTGACAACGTCGGAATTGCATCCGGAGCACAGGTGAACACCATGGCCCCTTACGGGTTGGGCATCTGCAACAACAGACAGGTTCAATTCCTAAATCCCACCCTCCTTCAGGGTTCGACCAACGTCGGCACGGTGACTGCTCTTGAGCAAATCTACCAGACGTCGACAATTGTCTCCAGTATTTCGCGCGCGCTGAATACCCAGGCCAACTCTTCTTTCGTGAAGAGACAGTCTTGGCTGAATTACTCGGTGAGCACCAACTCTGGCGCTGCGCTCACCCAGACCTCTTCTAACCAAGCCGCACTTCTGTTGAATGCCAGTTTCTGCAGTCAAGTGTTCCAATCCTACTCAGTGATCACTGCGGGCGGTGGATCAGTGAATGGACAACGCGCATTTGTGTTTGAGGCAGTGGTTCGCATGAAGGACATCTGCGACTTTTTCGGTGAGATCCCGATGATGAAAGGGGCCAGCATGAGACTCTACCTCAACACCAACCAGTGCTACATACAAGGTGCGTTGGTTTCTCCTGTGGCATCTCCTGCTACGGGCGCAATTCTTTCTGCTGCGGTGAATTGCTTAACTGCTTCTCCTGTCATGCTCGGAGGCGGAGGAACTTGTCCCATAATGGTAGCGTCCGCGGACGTTGGACAGGGATTTTCACCACTTGTGCCGCTTATTCAAGCTGCGGCCAATCCTACCCAGACCACATACTCTTGTGCTCTGTCGATTGTGCGCACCCAGTTCTCGCAGATCACTACATCTGTGAGTGCTCCCATCACCACAGTCCGCTTGTACTGCCCGGTGTACACGATGTCTCCTGCTGCTGAAGCGAGATATTTGCACTTGGCTCCGACAAAGAAAATTGTCTACCGCGACATTTTCCAGTTCTCCTTCCCCTCTGTTGGCGCAGGATCGACCTTTAACTTTTTGGTCACGAACGGGATCCCCAACATTCGTGAAGTAATCGTCATGCCCCTGGTCAGTCAAGCGTCAAACGGTGTATCAGGTGGCTCCCCTGCTGCCTTTACCCCATCAGGTGGCTCGCAGATTCAACCAGTGCAAGTCAGCTCTTTGCTTAGCCCCTTCTCCGGAGTCGGTGGATGTGTGGACCCCATCGCCTTAGGTAACTTTAATATTCTAATTAGTGGTAGGAACCTCTTCATCCAGAACCAGCAGTACAACTTCGAGCAGTTTGTTCAACAGACGGTGTCGAGCAACCAGCTCAACGGGTCTCTCACGACCTCGCTGGCATCTGGCTTGATCGGCTACGAAGACTGGAGTTTCGGGCCTTACCGTTACTACGTTGGAAACGCATCCCGATCACTTCCAAGCGAGGAAGGCGTCGCTCGGGCTGTGCAGCTCATTGGTCAGAACACCTCGTTGGTTGCCATTGACATCATGGTCTTCGTTAGCTTTGAGAAAAGTATCGTGTGCGATTTAAGGACCGGAGCTAGGGTAGCATGAAAGAACACCTTCCAGCTCAAATCAATTTTAGTTAAACAAAAAAAGAAACAAAAGCCGCATAAAGAAAAAATACGAGCAAGGGACGATGCAAATAAAGATGAGCGGAATCGCAAGCGCCGTGAATCTAGAGCGGCGAAAAAAGCCGAAGAAAAATAAATGCAAAAAATTCTTATAAACAAATTTAACTTAAAAATATAGTTTTTTTTTCTATAAAAAAATAGAAAAAAAAATGTCGCAAATTTTCAACGTTAAAATGGCCAAAAGTCATTTGCTGCCGTACGCGTACGCGGTGAATCCGGAATTAGTTGAACCAGAGAAAGAAATGCACGGAGATGGTATGGAGTCCGAGTCAGACGAAGAACCCGACGAAAAGATGATGGCTGGAGAAGGCGCATTCCACTTGCATGTTCACAAGCATCGAATCCATTTAACTCCTGCCCACTTGAAGTCGTTGCACGGGAAAAAGGAAGTCATTTTCAAGAAGCACATGTTATCCCCTTACACCAAGGCAAAGGAGCATCATTTCATGGTGACAAAGAAGATGCATCGCCGAATCATGCGTGCGCACAAGCACGACAAGGGAATTCGCATTGGTGCTCATCACGGTGAGTACGGCGGACTTTTAATGGACGAGACGTGCAGAATTCCGCAGATCCCCGCAACCCCGTATGATAAGGATCAGATCCCCGCAGTGCCGTCTGGAGATGCAATGTCCAGCGCCGCTTACAAGGAGGCGACCAAATATGCTGTGATGAAGGGGGGTGCAAAACCACATATTGTTTTGAACGGACCTGGTAGAGATAGATTACAAGCTCAAACCGTACAAGGATCCCCTTTGCCAATTTTTATTCCTACTAACCCAACAGGGCCTGATCGTTTAACACCTGGTGCTGCAAACGTAAAGGTTCTTGCCGGAACAATGGTTGGTGGTAAAAAAGCGCACGCCAAACTCTACGGCTCATCCGGCAGTTTGAGACCTATTCTGCCAGCTCCTTCGCACATGGTGCAGCTTGGCTCACCATATGCTCCCATCGACAGTCCTGCGATGTCCCCGTTTATTCCCGCAAGAAACCAAAACAACGGTTACAACCCGATTTAATTTTTTTTGCAATAAAAAAAAACAAAAATAAAAGTAAGATGACATTTTTTTTTAAAAGAAACAAAAATGTCACTTACAAATTTCCAACTAATTAATATGGCACGAGATCGCCGTCTTACTGATCCCACATGCATCTACTTGGAAGACTTGAAACATATCAAACCACACGTGGGGTCCTACTACGTTAATCTCCATCATGACACGCACTGGACACTCGTGAAAATATTCCGTAATGGCACGTGCTTCTTTTTCAATTCGTTTGGCACAGCACCGCCGTTACAAGTTTGCGAGTTCCTTGCTCCACTCAAGACTGACATTGCATACAATCCGAATAAGATACAGAATGATGCGTCCAAACATTGCGGGTTGTTCGTCTTGCAGTGCGATTATGCTACAGGGCAGAAATGCCGATCAGAACATGGATGTGCATGCAAGGAGAACATGGAGAACTTTCATAAATATTGCACGAGTTTCGATGCGGATACAAAGCTGAATGATGCGGATATTTTACGGAGGATTCGTCACTCTGCATTCCATGCTCTCCCACTTTTGAAATGTCGTTAAATAAGGGTGTCACATGTCACATGTCACATTTACTTTTTAAAACTTTTTATAGAAAAAAAAATAAAAAAAAAAGAAAAGAAATGTATAGTATAAAACTTTGCAATTGTTTTTTTTCAAAAAGTCATGTGACATGTGACATATGACAAAAAAATGTTAAAAAGTTCGGCAAGAATGAAAGGCCACACCATACCCCTGGTCTCGGCTCTAGGTGCCGTTAAGAACCATTGGGACACTTTGTTGGAACATCAATATTCGTTTGGAGTTCAAAAGAACGACCACATCCGTAGACTTGATCTGTAGCAAGCAGTTGATCGATATCCGCTTTCGTTATATGGGGATTGACGGGAGTGCCCGTGGACTTGTAGACACTATGCGTAAATATTTTACAATTCATTTGTTCAATGATGATGTAGGCAAAACAGTGGGGGCATTCGACGATTTTTTCCATTTTTTATTAGTTTTGTATGAAAGTAAATAAAATATTAAAATCAGTTCTAAAAAACAAACTAAAACAAAAAAATCTAAAAATGTTTTTTCCCGAACCCAAAAATCAAGGAAATGTTTTCAATCCATCGTCGTATAATTGTAATAATTGTTGTGGAGGCGGAGACGGAGCGCAAGGCCCTGCAGGTCCAGCAGCACCCACAATCTCATCCGTCGCATTCAATGCAATAAACACTACAACAACAGGGCCGTACAATGGAAATAACGTTTTGAACACCGTTCCATTTAATTCAATAATATCGAGCACTGGAGGTGGATTTAGTACTTCCACTAGCATTTTTACAGTCCCAACCACTGGAATTTACCAGTTTAATGCATCTGTGGGTGTTACAAATTTTACAACTACTGCAGGATTTTATGTAAATTTACAATTACTAAAAAATGGCGGAACCGCCGCAGTAAATTCGGGACCAGTTTTACCACAAGCTTCAAATCCGACATTTACATATACTTTAAATCTTACAAGTGCAATACTCTGTACTGCTGGCGACACACTATATTTGGCAACTTATTCTGGTGCAACAGGCAGTTGGTTTTTACAAAATAATTTTTCGTATTTTAGTGCGTTTCTTACTGCCAACGGCCAAATTGGCGCAACAGGTCCACAAGGTCTCAGTGCATCATCCACCGTCTTTTTATGGGATACGTGGATCTACCCAAATGCAACAGCCACTAATGCGATGACACCCCCAGGCACCTTAAGCCCTGGCGTTGTCTACAGCGATGTTACTGGAGAAGGTGTCGTATTAAATGCTAACAGCATAAATACCAATAGGGCTATTTATTGGACTTCTGCAATCAATATTTTAGATCCAACTACAACATACACAATGACTGCGAGTTGTGCTGCGTTTGGCGGTCAGGGACCTGGAGACAGTTACACCATGTATATCGGCAGCCCAAATGCTATTGCCGGTAATAATAATGGCGGAGCAAACGATGGATTAAAAATAAGCATAGATTTTTACAATAACCAAACTTATATTACAGTTAATACAAGCATTGGTTCTTTCCCCTTTTTCAGCACATCTGGCACACGATTTATAGGTCCGTTTGCGACGTGGTCTGCTACGGTTGGCTCTGGCTTGCAAAATTGGTTCGACCTTACAGCAGTCATATTTACGGTTGGAACACAGCGTATTTGTGAAGTATCTTTTGCTGGGTCTAAGGTCGCCTCCAGAAATATTACTAATCTCGTACTAAGCGGTAATTTTCTTGGAGTAAGTGCTTTTTCAGGAGCTGCTAGCGCCTATATTTACACGCGTTCTTTAAAAATATCGCGAAGTTAGATATCATTTACAAAACAAACTTACACAAACAAAATCAGAATTAAAAACAATTACAAAAAACGAAATTAAAAGAATAAAAAAACAAAAAATGGCTGATTATAACGCGCCTTCAGCAAATGTCCCGATATTTTCGCCCTATTTTTTCAAGTGCACCGACGTCTGCTCAGGAGGGTCTGGTTCAGGAGGGTCTGGCACTACAACCCCAGCTCGCTCCATTAATATCCAGAACCTAGCCGTTGCTGCCAATGCCACGACACTACTGAACAACTCGATACAAGTGACAGGAATTGATGCTGCAGAATTCTTTGGCACCAATGCATACATTCAAATCGGATTTGTATTTGACCAATACACGACCGACCTCGTGACAAAGTACTCTATTGCGGGTGAGCTCCTTCTCTTCCCACAGCGCACAACTGCGTCTTACGCTACAACATCAAACAGTTTGACAAACAATTTCGCGGCTGGCACTAACTTTTCCACATATAACATCACGAATGCTATGAGTTACGGCGCGACTCCAACGATAGTAAGTGGATATCAATCTGTTGGAGCTACAGGTTTACAACGCTTTTTCTGGAGCAGTGCCCCTGCAGCAGGTCAGGCATCGGGATATCCTGCGACACCAAACACGTTTTACTTGCAATCTTTTTGGAGTAATGTCACGGGCACTTCTGGCACTGCGACATTCGGATTTTGCATATTATCCCCTTCTGCTGTAATAGGCTCTGGGTTTTCTTTACAACTCACGCTGATCAACAATCCATTTCCTTCAGCCCAGATCACCTTTGGCGCGACGTGAGCTAGTTACAAAACAAAAGTAAAAAAAATTGAAATTTATGAAAAAGTAAATTCGAGTTTTCTTATTTTTTATAAAAAAACAAAAAAAATACGATTATTGCGTTCATAAAATATTAGGTCAAGCGTTTTTAAATAATCCACATAATCTACCAACCGTTGATCATATTGATAGAGATAAAGATAACAATACATTAGAAAATTTGAGATGGGCTTCACATTCTGAGCAAAATGCAAATCAATATAAACGAAAGAATACTTCAAGTCAATATATTGGCGTGTCTTCGCATAAACCAAGTGAAAAATGGCGCGCACGTATAAGTATTGATGGTAAAGAAAAATATCTCGGTCGTTTTGATAATGAGGAGGATGCAGCCCGTGCATATGATGCTGCATGCTTTTCTGAATTTCATACAAAAAACTTTCCATAAAACAAAAGTGAAATAAAAATATAAAATAGATTTTTTTTAAATTTAAATTAAAAACAAAGAATTCATTAAAACAAAAATAAAAAGCAAAAATGAGTCGAGGTCCATTCAATATTGAACCAGGTTTCTCTAATAGACAAGCATTTAGTGTGGGCGGATCAGGTCAGATTGACGAGCAAGAGACCATTCTTATTTCCAGTTTTACATCAGGAAACCCATTAGATATTGGCGTCACAATCCAGGGAAATCCGACAGGCTTAATAAACGGCATCACAGACAGGGTGAATCTCTTTGTAGATGAATTGCGAGCAAAGAAAGATTTTGCCATACACTCAGTCGAAGGTGGTTTGGCATTATTTGGAGGCACAGGGTTTGCGGTAGCTGTAGCGGGCAATCCAATTCTCGATTCGGACGGCACTGGACTTAATGTTATTAGTCCATTACAAGCTTCATCAGTCAATATTTCTGGTGCGTTGATTACACAAGACTCAAATACATTCAACGGGCTCACGACATTCCCGTTGGTATGTCCGCAAACCGCGACGGTTCCATCAAACCCCGAAGATCTAATAAATTTGAGTTACTTTCAAAATAACAATCCATCGGCCGCTGTTATTTTTTACTTGAATAATTCTTTGACACCCGCGCCGCCAATATCAACATATGCGTTGTTATCAAACACACAAGACGGTCAACCGCAAAGCTCAATAGCAACAAGCTTGTCGGGAATTGGAACAACACAGCTCGTCCAAAGTTTTGCAAATACACTTGTAAACTTGAACGCAGGTAGTTTTATCCCAAGTGGTATTTGGGAATTGAATATCTTTGCGAGTGCTGATAACGCTGGGAGCACAACGCATATGAATTTGTATTTCCAACTGTTTGGGCGAACATCTTTGGGTGTTGAAACCCAAATAGGGACAAATAGTGCATTGGCGTCAGTTGATGCAACAACAACAGAGCAATTGAAACTCAGTTTAGCGCTCCCCTATACAGATATTAGTTCTTACGAATCGTTGGTTGTAAAAGTGTATGCAATTTGCAATAGAAATAATCTTACAAGTATAACAACATATTATGAAGGGACAACAACTTATAGTCATATGGATACATCGTTTGCGGTCTACGTGCCGCCAAACATTTTGTCCTTGAATAACGTCTGGACGGGTGTAAATCAATTCACGCAACCGATTGTGGGGGACATCACTGGGAACAGTGCGACGAGTACGACGACATCTTCGGCACCTGATTCAGCGCTGTCGGCAAACGTCCCACTCAAAGATGGCACAAACATTTTCACTGCCGTCAACACTTTTCAAGCGAATACACTTTTCAATGATCCACTTTTACCAGACGTGTCAATAGTAATAACGCCATCTACTAATATAGTATTGGATGAAACAGGTCTAAACGTATCTACCGCAACATTAAGTCCTTCAGGTCTTGCATTTGAAAATCCAAATGTAAATATGAATATTACACCGGGTGGTATATTAATTAACAGACTAGTTCCAGCACACCAGTTACAAATTACAGCGTCTAGCATTCAATCAGATAACTGGACAATACAAACTAATGGCAGTGTACAAGCAGGCAATTCCTTAACTTTGAACGATATTCAAAGTGGGAATAATCAATGCGGAATGCAAAATTATTTGGGGGACATTTTATTCACAATTCCTGATAATAAAATTATAACTTTTAACTTATCAAGTACTCCAAAATTTACCATCTCAAATACAAATATAACAGCGACAGTTCCTATAAATGCTCAAAGTATTTCAGCAACTACATTTACTGGTGATTTATTAGGGAATGCAACCACTGCCGATACTGCCGGTGTTGCAACACTAGCAACGGGTGTTAAATTAGTATCTGATAATAGTGCCGGTACATATTTTCTCCCATTTTCAAAAACTGTATCAGGAGCAAACTCGCTCTACGTAGATAATACTACCACACCGCTTACGTATAACCCAAGCACATCTAATTTAACCGCTACTACTTTTACAGGAGATTTATCAGGGAATGCTTCTTCTGCATCCACTATTGCTCTTACAAGCGATAATACATCCGGATCGTATTTTCTCCCATTTTCAAAAACAACAACTACAAATAATGCACTCTATATTGATGACACCACAGGGCCTTTAACTTATAATCCATCAACATCAACTTTAACAGCGGCAACTTTTTCAGGCACAGCATCATCATCTCTTACAACAACAGCAATCTCTCTTACAAGTGATAACACATCAGGGACTTATTATTTACCTTTTAGTAAAACAACTTCAGTAGGGGCGAATACTTTATATATTGATAATACTACAACAGCGCTCACATACAACCCAAACACCTCTAATTTAACAGCTACTACTTTTACGGGTAATGCTAGCACTGCTACACAATTATCAACAAATACTATATCAACAAATGCGACTTATTATCCGACTTTTGTTGCAACAACTGTTGGAAATCAACAACACTCTACAAATTCAACTTTAAATTTTAATCCAAGCACAGGCAATTTAACAGCAACTACTTTCACCGGACTATGTAGCACATCGGGTTTGGTATTCTTACAAACTTTGACTGGTACCCTAACTGGAGCAGCCACCGCAACAACTTATACACTGCCGTCTATATTTAATACAACGTATAAAAATTATAAGATTCAATTTACTTTCGGAGAGAATAATTTCACTGCATACCCAACTATTTCATTGAACGGATTTAGTGGAGCAAATGTGCCTACACTAGCAGATATATATGGGTATGATATAACCTCAGGGGTAATGACAACAGTATCGTTAGCAAATCAAACTTTATCTACAACTCCAATTCAAATGACGGGTGCGGCTCTTACCAATCAGCAATTTGAATTTGATGTTTTTAATGTTGGGTACACAACATTATTTACTGCTAACATGGTTCGTATAACTTGCAATTCTATTTATAACAATCCTGGTGTCAAAGGCGTTAGAAATATTACAGTTCAATTGTCACAGAACAGCTCATCAAGTATAACTGGGTTGTCATTACAATCAATAATGGGAGTTGGGAATAATCCCACATGGACGGCAAAAATATATGGATATAAGTAAAACATATACGCGCAAATACATTTTTCATCTTTAAAAGATATTTTACATTATAAAATATGTAAAATATCTTTTGGATAACGATAAAGTATATACATAATCATCATTATACATTAATTAAGTGCGAATTAAGTGAAAAACATCAATTAAGTATCAATTAAGTGCTTATAACTAGAAATAAATTGCAATTTATTTCTACTTATATATGCTTTATCGATACATTATAAGCGATTAAGTACTTAATTATCCCAATAATGTATACTTAATTGTTATTCAAAGGATATTTTTACATTATCCATAATGTTTTTTATACTTTGATAGACAAAATGTATTAAAATAATTATCCTTTGTGTATAAAACAAAAAAAATAACAAATGACTGACCACCTTGCGGCAATCATTTCCAAGAAGCGTAAGCTTAGCGAACGATCAATAAAAGCATACACAAGCACACTAACCTCATTATTATCGAAATGTGGCAAGAACATACATGACTTGTCTTTCTTACATGATCACCCTGCTGACGTCATCGAATGCGTGAATAGCGACCGCTACAAGACGAACAGCAGTCGCAACACTGCCATGAGTGCATTAATTGTCCTTACCGAGTTGCCGCAATACAAGGAGCGTATCAAGGAATACTCGAAGAAGGCTAACGAGATTAAAGAAGCCGGAGTCATGACAGAGAAGGAGAGTGAGAATACGATAAGCCAAGAAGAACTGCACAAGGTGTTTGACGAGACCAAAGCCAAAGCAGAGACACTCATGAAAGCTAAAGGACATATCGATATGGCCATGTTACAAAAGATACAGAACTATATCATTCTATGCTTGTGCACTGGGTTCTTCGGCGTGATAAGAAGGTCCCGTGACTGGACGGAGATGAAGTACCGCGGCGATGTCAATGGATACAATCAGATGAAGGGCGGCAAGTTCATCTTCTCCCAGTACAAGACGTCTGACACGTATGGAGCTCAGGAGGCGGTCATAAGCCCTGAGCTGAAAAGTATATTGTCAAAGTGGATTAAACTTATACCAGATGGTGTTGACTTCTTGTTGTTCAACGAAAAGTGTAAGCCGTTGACAGCAGTGAGTCTTGGCAGACGCCTTAACCTTATCTTCAATAAGCAGATCAGTACTAGTTTGCTAAGGCACTTTCACTTACAAGGTATGTTCGGTAAACAGATGGAAGAGGAGAAAAAGTTAAAGGAAGAGCAATCGACGGAAATGGCCAAAATGGGTTCGTCAGTTTCCAGTCTTCCATATTATGTCAAGAGTGAAAAAAAATAAAAAAAATATTTTTTTTGTCAGAAATAACTTTTACTGTAACCAAGAAAAAAATTGATTTTTTAAAAAAATAAATTTTAGGTTTTTATAATTTCCAAAAAAAACAAAAAAATAAAAAATGCCAGTCAGAAATCTTCGCGATGAATTAAAAGCTAGAAAAGCTGCAAGACGTGGTGCGAATGCAGTCCTCATTGCAAAATGTTATGCACGCAAAGAAGCGTTGGACGAGAAAGAGCAGATTATCACACGAAAGAAACAATTAGTCGAACGACGTGAAAAGCTCCAGATTGATCAGAAATACTATCGCGCCATCAATGAAGTCGCAGAGAAAAGAGTTACGGAAGCAGCCGAACGCGGCGATGATTTTGAGTTAAAAATTGTTCTAAATGATTTGACAGAAGCAGACGAATTGGAATTGACCACAGAAGAAGAATTGCATGTCATAGATAAAACATTTGAAGCAAAAATCGAGCGCTTCGACGACAATCTGAAACTATGGGATGCCAAACTAAATCAGGCACAAGAAGAAATTTAAATTATTAAATTTGTAATTAAACATCTTTTTTTTTCTTCCATTTTTCAATATTTGCCAAATAATAAGCTTTCTGATATTCTTTGCGATCTCTTTTTTTCGGATTTATTTTGGTTTCTTCTTTTTTGTAAACATAAATATATTCACATTGAAAAGCAGTTCGCCTACGCTTTGTATATTCAATACACTTATGCGCCTGACCAAACAATGGAATTAAAACACTTTCATAAATTTCGCTAGGGACATTAATGCAGTAATATCCGCCAGGTTGTAAGTATTGAAAGGTTACTGAAAATATTGGAATATAAAAATCATCATTCCATTGTTTTTTTGTTTTCGTAATTTTTTCATCACCATATATTTCGGTATTATAATATGGCGGAGATGTAAAAACAAAATCATAAAAAAGTTTGGAATAATCAATCGTTAAACAATCCTGAAAATAAAGATTAATTTCAGTGGTACTTTGTTGTTCTAACAGTAACTTCATTCTTTCGTATGGATCTTTTAAATTTAGATTTGAATCAATGCCAATATATTTCTGAACGTTAAGCACGCATGCCCCTAATAATCGACCACCCCATCCCATCGTAAAATCTAACACGACTTTTGGGTTATATGCAATATAAATAGATTTGGCAATCACTGGCCGAAATGTAGACACACTTCCCATATAAAATCCAAAAAAACGATACCACTTCATGATGTCAAATGTATTTTCATCTATTACGGAACTTCTGTGCTTTTCTTCATGCAACATATATTTTTGAACATATGGTTTTTCCAAAAACATTTCTCTGCAATTTACATAAAAATCATAAAATGTAATATTTTTTGCAGTCATAGTATTCAATCGTTCAATTCCAGTAAAAGCGTTTATAAACTTGTTTCCAAACGTCGACAACAATGATTCTGTTAACACATTAAATTTCTGTAAGTTTTTATAATCGGCAATCATTTCTGCATCACAACTTCGAAAAATTATTTTTGAAATTGCTTCTTTTTCATCATAAGTTAAATGTTTTGATAAATTTTTAAACATTTACCTTAAAATAAAAAGTTATGGTTAAATATTTAAAAAAAAAATTGATTTTTACAATTTTTATTTTTTAAGTTTTTGGGTTATTAAAAAAAAATAAAAAAATGCCAGCTTGTGCTCACAATTCTAGTAGATCAAAATGCAAACAAGGATGCCGTGTTTACAAAGTTGAAAAACCTTTTCAAAAGCTATGTGCAAATCAACCCCACGGACAAGTTACAAATCAAATAGGAAATTGCAGACATTGTTCTCCACAAAATTTTTGCACGCACGGAAAAAACGGTTTTAGGAGAAAAAATATGTGTCCTAAATGTAAAGGCACTGGATATTGCACGCACGGCATACGTAAGGCGGTGTGTCGTGATCCCGCATGCGGTGGTGGGACTGCGTTGTGTCATCACTTGACATTGTCAGGAGAAGCCATGCAGAAAGTCAATTGTGCGGAATGTAATCCAGCCGATTTTTGCATGCATAAAAATCGCATACTTAGCTGTGGCGAATGTCGCATGTTATTATGCGTTCACAATAAAGTGGAAAAATTTTGCGATGACTGCGGTGGTTGCGAACATGGTCTGTTTAAAATAAATTGCAAAACATGCAATCCAGAATACCGTCCCACTCCTCAAAGTGAAAAGCAAAAAATATTTTGTGAGCACGACAAGCGACACGACAATTGTTTAAAATGTTGTAATCCGGATATGGTGTGCGAGCATGGAAAGTTTAAAAGAAGTTGTCGAGAATGTGTCGCAGATGGTGTTGCTCCTGCCAAGTCCATGATTTGTTATCATCTTAAACTGAAGCAACATTGCAAATTGTGCGGAAATCCTGATCTTTGGTGTGCTTTGCACGATAAAGAGAAACGACGTTGTGTGAAATGCAGCGCCCAAGCTGTCCCCGGACACGAAGAAGAACTGTAACTGTAAATTTAAATTTTTGTGTAAATTTGTAAAATAAATAAATTTGTATTTTTTTTTAAAAATTTATAAAAAATTTATAAAAAAAAAATTTATAAAAAAAATTGATTTTTAAAAAAATTAAATTTTGTGATTTTTTATAATTTTTAAAAAAAATAAAAATATTAAAATGCAACGAACATACGAACAAATGCTTGACCTGATAGACCCTCTGCCTCGCATCAAACTACCAACGTATGAAGCTATCGTGGAGTGCATGAAAGCCAAACAAAATCTGCAATTACGCATCAACTCTGTAAACAGACGACTAGTCGAAGTGATGAGCCAGCTAGGGAATGGCACTGTAACCGCGGATACTGTTGCATTGTATAGTGAGGCAGGACAACAGTTGATTGCCGAATGCAATATGGAATATGAACATAAGCTCCAAGCGGCAAATGCAGCATTGGATGGAGAAGGGGATGAAAATTACGACGGCGAATACTTTTATGCAATCATCAACTACGACGACAGTGATAGCCAAGATGAAAATAACAACTAACACAATTTTGTTAAAATTTATAAAAATTAAAAAAAATATTTTTTTTATTTGCAAAAAAAAATTAAAAAAAAAAAAAATAAATTTTATAAATTTTTTTTAAAAAAATAAAAAAAAAAAAAATAAATTTTATAAATTTTTTTTAAAAAAATAAAAAAAAAAAAAATAAATTTTATAAAAATATAATTTAAACATTTCTATAAGATTAATAATAAAAAGCGTAATTAATAAATGCCCAAACTCCCGATCGACTACAGCAAGCTCGCGATCTATCAGATTCGCATTGGGAACTACGTGTACACGGGATCGACAACTCAATTCGTAAAGAGAAAATATCAACACAAGCACAAGGCATTGAATTTCGACGAGGCAAAACTCTACAAGGTCATAAACCAGGAAGGCGGCTGGTCGAAGGCGACGATAGGTATCATCGAACACTATCCCTGCAACAGTTTTGCAGAAGCTCGCGAAAGAGAGAGATACTGGGTCGAACAACAGCTGGAAACTTACTGTCTTAATACATATGTGCCTTTTACTTCTGTCGAGGAAAAACAGCAGTATATGCAGGACTATATGTTAACCTATGCCAAGCAATATTACCTCAATCATCGCGACGAATTGCTTCATGAACACAAGCTCTATTATGTCGACAACAAAGAAGAGATCAAGATTCAGCAAAAAAAATATTATGAAGAAAATAAAGACAAAATCTTGGACAAAATGAAGATTTATTACGGCGACAATAAGGACAAGCTGTTAATTTACCAGAAAACATACAGAGTCGGGGAAAACTTAGAAAAATATAAAGTTTACCAACAAATGTATCGGCAACAAAAAAAAATGCAAAAAACTTTAAATGATGATTTATTGTCGTAATCGTAATCGCGATAATTTATGCGAAATTTTTAATATGGAATTCACTGTAACATGCCGCATCGTAAGCACGTGCCGCGTCCTCCTCGTCGTCAAAACAACCAAGATTTTTACTTTTACCTTCAATGTTTATTTGTGCAAGCCATTTTGCACGCGCTTTATCCCAAGATACGCCAACGTATTTGCTTGATGTATTTTTTCGTTTTGATCGATTTACATTTTGATTCGAACGTGATGCCCACCTTAAATTTTCTAATGTATTATTTAATGGATTTCTATCAATATGATCAACTGTTTTTAAATTTCGCGGATTTTCAAGAAATGCTTGCGCAATTATTCTATGAATGTAATACCATTTTACTTTACCATTTTGGCACAATGAAATGTAATGGTATCCTTTTTTATTAATAGCATGTTTTAGGATTAATCCTGTCGCATCATTTATCACTTCACCAAAATTAGAAACAGAATAATTTTCACCCTTTTCTAGGAAAGATAATTTTTTCCAAATTTCTTCTGATTTCTGCATTTTTTATTTTTTTTATTTTTTTAAAAATAAGAAAACTCGAATTTGGTTTTTTATAAATTTCAATTTTTTTAAACAAAACTCTAACCTATGCGTCTGGTACTTTTTTCTTTAAATACCCCGACCACTGCAACTCCACGATCCTGTGCATCGTCTCATACGTTTTCTTCATATGTTTATCAAGGTCCTTTCCAACCAACTTTTTCTCTAGCAACTTGGTCATAACCAGCTTCGTCATGTCAGACTCGTACAAATCGTTCATGTTTTTAACTTCTTTCGCAAGTTCCAAGTATTTGCCCTCGCTAATTAGTGATTCTTGACATCCCGGACATTGGCATTGTTCAGAAGACATGTCAATTTTCAAGAATTGGTTCTTTTTCCGTATAGTTGCCATCTGAAAATGAAATATATCCATCAAGACGTCCGATAAAGCCTTTTGATTTCCATCCAGCCGATTCAATTCAATATCAAGCGCGTATCCTTCGTCTTCTTCGTCCCATTCGCCAATCAGGATCCATTCTTGTTCTAAATCCATAATGTTTTTGCATTCACAGAGAAATTTAAACCCCCGCATTGATTTTTGTTGTAGTTCACAGATGGACAACATTTTTTTTGTTTTTTATAGTCTTATTGTGAATTGTTTATATAATTTTTTATTATTTTCAATTTTTATTTTTTTATTTTTTTAAAACTTTTTTTAAAAAACAAATTTATATTTTTTATATTTTTATATTTCTAGATTTTAAAAAAAAAAAAATTATTATTTTCAGTCTTGAAAAAAATCAGAAAAAATTTAATTTATAGTTATACTCTTCCCCCCTAGTGTG